TGTACCCTTGCTAAATTCTCCGTCCCAGGCTACAACGCGACGAATAATATTACCAGCTGATCTATAAAATTGAATTACTTCACGTGTACCTTGTTTTGCATTAAAACCTTCAAGAACCCAATAATCATTACTATGTGGTACGCTATTACGTATACCACCAAGATTAACGGGGCGGCGCGTAAATTGACCATCAATAGTAACTAATCCATCATTCAATGCGCGAATAGTAATTGGTAACGATGCAGTACCACTCAAATTTACAGGACCTAAATCACCAGGATTAATTACGTAATCTGCACCTTGATAAGTACCATTCATCAAACATAACGTCTTGCCAGGCATTTGTGATGCAGCAACAATTGTATAGAATTTGGTTATTGTGATTGGATTATTTGTGTCTAATCCACTATTAGTAGACAATCCTGTAGGGGATGCATAATAGTTACAAGCTTGCGCCCAAGCATTTGATGCAAATAGTAGAACGAAGACTAACGATAAAAGAAATTGCATAGAACCTCCCCGGTTGCTACTGCTGCGGTACTATTGTTAGCCAACGCTGTTGTGAAACGACTACCAATTGATGTTGCAAATGCGATACCATCTGGAGGAATTGGTAATGCGTGACCACCACCAGTAGTAGAACCAGGAATTAGAAATTTAATAACGGGTGTCTCGGCCGAGGTTGGTGTGTCGTCATTATATATTTTGATATATGCCACAGCCGCATTGATATTCGTACAATCTCCGCCATACAATACGCCAGCACTAGCTTTTATAGATGCTGCATCCTGGTTGGCAGCAGCAGCACTCTCCACGACTTTTGCTGACATTCCATTTTCAGGAATATAAACAGCAATAGCACCCGTCGTTAGATCAACACGACATGGAACCTGCCGCCCCTCCGTCCATGATGGATTGCTAGCAGTTGCTTTACAAATTAAGACTGGTTGTTTGGCAGTAGAATTTGTAGAATCATCCGCTGAATTACCTAGAACAATCCAAGGACTTGTTTGTTGAGTTACACCAACGTTGCCAGTAATACCGACGGTACCTGAGATAACACCGCTAGAACCACCACTACCACCCCCACCAAATTGTGTCGTAAGAATATGAACTGACGCAGTACCTGTTATTGTGTCAGAGCCACGAACTCTAATATTCGTTAAAGCGTTAGTAATAGCCCATTGACCAGCGACGCCATCAGTAAATGTACCTGTGGCAGAACCACCAATAGAACTACCAGTAATCGAAAACCATGATTGCCTATTGTCAATTGAACCTTCAAATTGCAGAGGGCCGGTGAATGTACCAGTTATGCTTATAGTAGCATTTGATGCACCGGCAGTGTTTACTTCTACACAAGCAAAAACAACGCAATCATCACTATTAGTAGTGATGGTGCCTATATTAGCAGTTACTGCGTCTGCTTGCGCAGGCAACAACAATAAGAACAGAAATAATAAACTAATCAGTCGCATCATCTGTGATCTCCACCCACGCGCCGTAGGCAGGATTGGTTGGCGACATATAGCGTTGGACTCGAACTGCAATGGTACCGTCCATTAAACGGCATGAATGTCCATTAATCCAGGTATGATCTTTAACTTTTGCTACAACCCTAGCCTCGGCCGCCGCCATTGTTGCAAACGCCGCCATTTCTTTCTCCTTATACTAGAATGATTTTAACTCTAGGAACCTCAGTTGGTGCCTCCCGTACAGGAACTACATTGGCCGGGCCTACCGCTTCGCGGCAGCGCACTATTCCAGCGCCTCCAACTTCAACAGTCTGAACAGGAACTACATTCCTAATGAAACCTACTAGATAGCGTATAGGAACAACACCAATTGATGAGGCCGGAGGCTCAGCCTCACCACTATCTATTAATGCAACTAACACTGCGTCATCTAGTAACTTATTAAGATTAGCTTGCACATCAACTACTGCCGTACCGGAGGCCGTCATATCCTCCAACAACTTATTTAATGCAGCTTGAACTTCTATTTTAGATACTGCATCTAGAATTATGCTATCTAGTGTTTTAGACATAACTGCTTGGACTTCAACTGCCATTGCTGATGTTAACCCAACGCCCTCCAGGGTCTTTGCTAGAATAGCCTGAACCTCAACTTTAGTTGTTGCTACTAAACCAATATCTTCAAGAGTGGCAGTTAAAACTGCTGTAGTACCGCCAGCAGCAGGCGCAAACGATATTGAGGCAGGGCCACCCCAATAAACCAATGTCCAAGGCTCGGCCGGAGGGCCGAACCCTTGTATAATTGGTGCCACATCATGTAGTGTCCAGTCGTTAATGGCCATTATGCTGTATCTATCTCGTCTGCGACTAGCTGCAAATTAAACTTTCTAGTATCAGATGTAGTACCAGCCACGTCTTGATAGACTACGAAACCTTCGCCCGGCCTAAACACCGGCCAATCATCTTCATCTTCGCCAGGGTCGATAACATCTATGAAGTCTGGATGATAAGCACCGACGGCTGTTAAAGCCCCGGTCAAACCTATCGTTCCAAAACCTATACCAACATGGACTACTGTAGTTCCAGTGTTTGCTAATGAAAATAAACAAGCTGGAGTGATGTGCACCAATGAATCATTAATATTAGGTGCAAGTAAAGCACCAGACAAACCACCTGACGATGTATAACGTCGTACAAGAAGGCGTGGCGCTGTTGGTGTGGCTAATGCAGTTGAATGTTGTGAGGAAGCTGAAAGACGGCGTAGACGCATAGCCTTACCACTAACAGTGGAAGGCATATGCCCAAATAGCATACCTGCGGTTGTACCATTTTGGGCTGCTGCTAGAACAGTATTTTGAACTAATGCAAGACGATAAATAGATAAAATCTTAGCTTGACGAGTTTGAACATAATAATGCTCAAATACTGTATTAGCACCAACAACTTGTGACTGGCCTCTAATCTTAGGGCCAGCACCAGCACTATCATCTGGTAATTTAATAATCGCAGGAACAGGTGCTGCCATTATGCATTCCCATCTGTCAAGGTGAACCCTGTGACAGTTATAGGTTGGTTAATTTCCACGACAGGATTGGCAACCGTCATGTCACCGCCACCGCCTGTGATCGTTACCGTACCTTGCATATGTTGTGTAACACCGTCGGTGGCATAGATACGGAAATGACCTATAGTACCGGCAGCGTCAGATAACAAATCTTCCCACGTCCCGGCCTTAGCTTTTGAGCCTGCGGCTGCGGCAGCCATCCAATCACTTGGCAAGTTTAGTGTTGCGACTATTGTACCAGAATCAGCATCAGTTATTAAGGCTGGGGGAGCCCCGGTCCTTAACTTCAAAATCGCGCTAACGCCAATGACAGACTCTATTGAATCAAGTCTACCATTGCGTACCGCCACCGACATCTTGATAGTCATTATGGAATTATCACTATCAACACTCTAGGAACTTCACTAATTACTTCACGAACAGGTACAACGTGACCAGGGCCGACAAAAGCACGGCAAGGAACAATGCCGATGCCACCAACTCCGACTGTCTTGACGGGGACAATGTTGTCATCCAAGCCTTCAACATAACGTATAGGTACAATGTTGTTCTCAGCCATTATAGTTTGTGCTCTCTCTTGAAGTTATCCAACGCAGCGCTAGCCTTGGCTAGCGCCATTTCCTTCTCTTCAACCTTTTTAACAAGATCTTTCATTCTGTCATTTAACTCCGCTTCACGCTTCTTGAAATCATTTTCCATCTTTATTGCAGCATCACTAACATTTACTGCCTTCTTTGTCACTTCTGCGATTTCGGCTTCCGTCTTCTTCCTGGCCTCTTCCGTTTGTTTGCGCAATTGCGTTTTAGTATTGTTAAAATCTATATCCAATTGAGCTTTAGCTTTTTCAGTAGCTGTAATTTCATTTTTCATTCCATCCAATCGAGCTTTGGCATTTTTAGCAGTATCAACCAATAGCTCAATTTTACGTAATGACATATTTTGACGTTCCCAATTAGTCCTCTCCGCTTGCATCTGTCGTAGTGTTGCCAACGCCTCTTCATCTGTCATTACTAAAACACCTATTTGGTCAGCCATCATATCCCTCCAAAATAGCGGTTAGTCCATCCAGACATACTACGTACTGCTTTCTTAAATGCTGGTACACGTGCCATTTCTCTAGTTAATTGTTCTAGAATACCTTTGTCACTCCCATTGTTTCCATTGCCATAATGATTACCAGTAGATTCTGCTTCAAAGAATCTACGCATTTGCATACCTGGACATCCCGCCAGAATGATACGTTCAGCCCCCATAATCCATGCAATTTGCATTGCGAAATAGCCACTCAAAGCCATAACTGGTGTTAAATTCTGCCAATGAAAATCACTGAACGGCTTCGCCTCATAGGTATGATAACGAGTAGTCTCACCTCGCGTAGCATGATTCCATCTAACTGTTTTCCAGGCTCCAAGATAGTCAGCATGCAATGAAACCCAATGATCTAATTTAGGTAAGTACATACCAATGTCGTTTACTGCAAAAATTACTGGATCTTTAGTTTGTTTCATCGCCCGTTCAAGATCGTGAAACACACTAACTGCATTACCACAAACGATAACAGTACGGGAATGTAGCGTATCAATGAGTTGAGCCACATTCCCTTGGCCCGCATATCCACGGACTTCCCACGTTGCATTGTGAGTTCCCATAGATTCTGCGTTTCGTACTGTCATCTTTTCCTCTAGTTAAGCCGGTTTAATGCAGATGAAACAACCCCTAACGGTCTTGCCAACCACAGGGTTAGCACCACGCCACTCACCCAACACGATAACATCAGCCGTTGGGCGATACATGAAACCTGCAAATGCTAAACGACCGAAACCAGCCTCTAGAGGACCACCTGATGCAGTGTAAAACTCAGCGGCGATCATATAACGATCGTCGTCTGTTGCATCACCAATCTGGAACGTACCGTTTGTACCGGCTGACGCCCAGATATTATCACCAGAAACATGCAACGCGATTGGCATCCAGTTAGCAGGAATAACACATAACTGAACCTTATCGCGTGCGCCCGCTGATGCCCCGCCAATTTCACCTGACACTACTGTATGACGGAATGGAATTGGCACCAACATACCATGTAGATCACGAGCATCGACTAGATACTTATTAACATGAACTGCAGTGTATAGCGCGGAAGCACGAGTAACAGCACCCATTTTAGGTCTCCTCCTTTCCTATTAGTTCTCTAGTGCGCTAACTTGAACAACCGCAGCTTCGAAAACTCTCACGGCGGCTTGCATCATCTTCTGTTTCACTTGGATAGGATCACCCATCAACCAATGGGCTACGGCAACCGATGGCGCACCTTGCGGTCTACCGATTGAAAGACCAACCGCACCACGATAGAATGCAATGCACGCACGCTCTGTAGCACTGATAAGTGGCAGCATGGTTTGTAGCGTAGTACCATCAATCTGCACAACGTCTGCCATGCATAGCCAGTCGAAACCTTGCCAACTCAAACCACTGATAGTACCACGATCATGGATTTGATTCTTAGTGAAGTCACTGCTGGAAGCCTGTGTGATTGCCATAATATCTACTTCTTGACCAGCAGTATACAGGAACTTACGTTCTGCAGGACCCATCGGCACACTAGCCTTTGAAAGCTTAGTATGTGCTGCGATGATTCTGATAAGATCCATTGCTGTCGCCCCGCCCAACTTCTGCGATGACGGCAATGCAATAGTGCTGTATGTGATGATACCACTGCCAGAGGTTACTGTTGCGATTTGTGCTGAACCTAGAAGTGCATCAATAATGTGCTTGTCACCACGGCGGGCGATGGCACCAACGATTGTTTCAGTCTGTGCGGACTGAGGATCGGCCATACTACGTAGCGTATCTTCGTCTGCAACCATTACAGTCGCATTACTAGACTGCAATGTCACAGCACGCTTGCTACTTGGTGGGTTCAGAATCAAGTTTTGACCGTATGGATCAACCACGTCATTTGCAATGACGAGGCCCATACGCTCATGATGATCTATTGCAGCACGAACATCACGATGAACCATGCCTGGCAGTAGAAACCCATCAAGCATGCCTCGCATCTGTTGATAGGTCAACAGAATCTGAGAGTGAAACCTATATACCCAATGTTGGTCTGCTGTGACTGACATTTCTTCCCTCCCACTAGTAATTCAAAAAGCGGTGAGGGTGCCCGGACAACCCGGACCCCACCTACGGCACTAACGTGCGCCGTTGGCGGTCACTTGAAAACCTCCGGCCTGTGACGGCGGGTATCGGAGGCTTTTTACGTTCTTTTTAAGAAGTTGTAGGTTTCTCCTGATAAATCCTATCAACTACTTCATAAGGAGCCCCACTCAACTTAATGGCTTCCTCCTTAGTACAATGATTCTTCTTCATGTTACGGATACCTGTTAGCAGTGCTACATTGTTGATAGGCACGCCCATGATTTCAGGAACTGTAGGATTCTCAACCTTTGGCTTTTCGTCTGCCATTTTATCCCTCCCTAGCCTATAGTAACCTTAGCATCACTACCAGGAATCTTCTTATAGAGGTCTTCAACATATTGTAGTGTAGCTGGGTCCTTGGAATGATACAGCGCATGTTTAGGATTAGCTTTGTTATTCATAATGTCCGCATGCTCGGACTGTGCCTCCTGAAGTGTCATGGCTCCTGTCCCTCTGTTATTGTTACCATTCATTACGCTAGTATCAGCTTTAACACCTTTACTCATACGCATTAGAATCCCGGTCAGGATAGGATGATTACCCAAACCAGTTTTTGCAAAGAAGGCCACATCTCTTTCAGACTTGAAAATCTGTGGAAAAAGCCGTTTGGCATCTTCCAAAGTAGCATCATAGTCAGCGCCAAACTCCGCCTTCAATGCTGCTGTTGTTTCCTCATAGCTATAACCACTATCTAGGTCTTTAAGACCGTTGGTTAGTGCCTTTGTATGTAATTCAAGTAATTCTGGTACGGCAGCTTTTGGGATACCATGCTTCAATAGAGTTTTACCAAGTTCACCAGAAAGCTCGTCACTCCAATTCAAACCTTCTGGAAGGTTTTCTGGCTTTTTGATTTCATATTCTTCAACCTTAGTTAACGGCCTATCGAGGACACCAGCCTCCCATAGCTTAGGAAGATTATCGGTTTTCCATTTAATAACTTCTTCTGGCTTAGTTTTATCAATCTTCAATGGGAGGCGTGAACCAACTTCGCGGTGTGCCTCATAACCACGCTTCACGAATGTAGCTAGATCTGGAGTCTCTTTAACAAATGGAATATCTTTAATAGGTACATCCTTACCATCTTGTTGCACTACAACAGTTGCAAGGTCAGGAGACTCAAACCACGCGCTCATTGCGATCTCCTATTGTTGCTAGTTCTTGTTCGTATCTAGTTAGATCTGGAATAGCCTCTGGTTTGTACTCTTGGAGGGCTTGGATATTTTTTAATATTTCATGTACCACGCTGCGCCTAGCGTTAGCAATACCAGGTCCCTCCGGATCTGTTCCTTCATAGACTGTACAATAAACTGTATCCATTAAATGTTGCAAAACAGCCTGACCATCGGTTGTCAGTAGAAATACTCTATAGCAATGTAGTGTTTCCGGATTGTCATGATCCCGCCATTTAGCAGGAAGCCATTTACGAATAACGTCGGTAATCACTTGCGGCCACCTTGCATTAATTCCATAACAGGGGCGGCCTTATTAGCTGCATTTGCAGCTTGCTCCGCTTCTTGCAATAGTAATTCCTTTTCCTGTTGTTGCTGCCGTGCGGCACGTAACATAGTAACGCTACGGTCTGTATTACGCCATTTGGCTGGGAGGCCACGTAGGTCTTGTAGACCTTTAGCCACATTATCCTTATGCAACCAATCTAGAATACTTGGATCAATCTGTGCAAGTGGTGCTATATCATTTAGATATAGCATAAGGGCCTCAGCGTCCTCGGAACGCTGCATTCTTGCAAGTGGGTTCTGGAATTCTACATTAATAATACCATTGGTGCGTTGCATAGCAGGCGGCGGTGGTGCGAAATCGCCTGCGGCTAACTGAATAGAAAACATAATGGAAACGATACTTCGTAGTAATTCAAGTTCAGCGCGGCCATAGACCGGGCCAATTAGTTTATAGAGTAATTGTAGTTTTCTAGCAAACTCAAACGCTGTCATCTCACTTTTGTTAACTTCCATGAGATTTAGAATATGGTCTACGTAGAAGACCATTTTAACTGTCTTGCGCATTTCCTCTTCTTTAATATTTGAAATCTCTGGTCTAGAACCAGACTCAAAAGGCATCAATGTTTGACGAATGTCTTTGCCATGTGTATTTAATTTGGTGTAGCCACCTGGAATCAAACGTAGACTACCAAATAAACCGTCATGCGTAACCATAACTGCAGGTCTAACTTTTAGAGCGTGATCTTCTAGACCAAGGCGTTTGGCGGAGTTCAAAGACCAAACATCAGGGAATGCAATATCACCGCGACCACGGCCCATTATCTCACCTGGGGTACGATGGTAACGTGGGCCGGAGGCGGGGAACACAGGGTAACCACTTTCAAAGATTACATCTTTAGACTCATTTTCCACCCAACACGATGCCCACGGCATTCCTTTGTTGCCATAACCTTGCTCGCCTCTAGGTCTAGGATAAATCCCATGAATAATCTTAAATTGCCTATCAGGTTTACCTTCGGTTATTGCTTTTGCAACATTTTCTGGTATCTTACCAATTTTACTCCATTTGTCACTTATCTGCTGCGCAGTCATATAAAACTTGCGCCAACCCTCGTCAACTCTACCATTGATTCCTTCTTGAATGATGAACCGGCCGGTTCGCTCCGCACTGAAATTGAAACCTCTAAAACCTTGGATAGTATGGTTAACAGGTTGTGCGTTTTCCTCACACATTAAATAGCCAGTACCAAACCCCACCCAATCTATTAAAGTCTCGGCACCTTCGGCATAAAATGCGCTGTCGGCGCAGCGACGCAGAGTCCTATCACGACTGTCTTGACACCATTCATTGATTTCGTTTATCTCGTCGGTAGAGACTCCCGGCTGTTGCGGCATGGAATAGTCAAACCAACGCTGTCCGGGGTTGAATAATAAGCCTGCAATGAAATGCGAACACAATTCACTTGCAAGTAATGCTGTAGAATCATAAACCCCACTAGTTTGTTTATCTCCAGTAGTATATTCTGATAGAATTCCCACCCTGGAAGGCGCGATAAATGGAGCCATAGTATCGCAACGCGCAAAATGCGGCTGTGCGTTCTGCCATAAACGCTCGAAGGTTTTAATTGCTTCCTTGCCGTTAGCGGCCATAATGCTCCGTATGCTGGCTCCGGCCAAAGTCATCTACACGTCTACGACTCTCAAGCAATGCTAGTGCATAATCATCGAGATAACGTTCAATGCTCCTGTGACCAAAGGGGCGCACTTGTTTAAGTCTCTTTTGCATTTCAGCTCTACTAAAAGCGCCGCCGTTTGGTCGTGGCATTTTTCTAACTCCCCAATGTTTCGAGACGTTGGCGAACCTCCTCGGACATCATATCATTACTTATCATAGTAGATCTATAACCACGTTGACGCTGCTTTCTTCTAATAGCTTCTGCATTAGCTTCTTGAACAAATTTATCCTGTTCTTTTGGAGCAGGAGCTACAACCTGCGGTTTAGGTGAACTACCTCCGCTGGCCATATATATTCCTTGGGTCAAAATCTATTTCTACTTTAACCTCTTGGTCAAATTGGTGATCCCACATTAAAGGCTCAAACCCCGCCTCCTCACCAGTTCGGAGGGCGTCAGCCCCATGTGACCATTTATCGTGTCTAGGTTTCTCACTGAAAACTTGGTCTTCTTCGTTAAATTCCCTATTGTAGTTACGAAGGCAATCAATGCCTTTGGCACATTTAAGTCTGTCGAAATAGAAACGATAGAAGTTACGGCGGATCTTTTCAATTTCAGCTTGCACACTTGGGGTTCTTTTGTCTACACAAACTACATTCTTGAACCCCATTTCACCAAGGTATTCCGCAGCGGCCCGCCCATCCCACGGTAGACACAACCGGCCATAAACATAAGGCTTTTGTTCACGTAGTAGTTTAACAACCCACTGCATTGACTTCTGAGTTTCTTCTTCGTAATCTATAAAACGAATTGCACCATTTACAACTTGGTAAAACCAAATAGCCATAGCGTCGGCATGACCAAGGTCAAATAGAACACCTACGGGATGGTTGGCAATGTAGGGAATATTATCAATACGGCCGTCGGCATCGGCCTTCATCATCATATCGCCATAGATCGTACCATACTGGAAACCAGTAAAATCACACCAAAATTCCTGTCTTAACCATTCTTCACGTTTGCCGCGCCTCCGGAACTCCTCAATGGTTTCCAAACTAACTACTGGGAGGCCGTTTTCACCAAGCGCGTCTCGTCGAGTATCTTCAATAGTTAGTTTTTGGCAGAACCAGTTGGGATTGTTATAGGCCATATCATATAGACGTTTTCCGTGATTCTCACCATTCGGGGTATAGGCAAACAATTGCCAGCCGTCATTTTCTGCAAATACGGGTTCCAAGGTATCCATTGCTGCTTCCATGTAGTCGCCATGTGCGTACTCACTATATACTATTCCGATAGGATTAGGCCCTCTGAGTCTTTCAACTGCTTTCTTGTCATCCGCCCCCATTACTTGATATATAGAACCATTAACTAACTGCAACTGCATTTCAGTTTCATTAGGTTTGGATGCCAGAAGTTCCTGTGGAAACATATCTATCATACGAAAGGAACGTTCAACACCATTAATCTTTTCTTGTAGAATATTATCCCAGAGGTCGCGGCGACCCTGATTTAACGCAGGGAACAAATGAAAATAGACACCTTGTCGCTTCAATGCTTCTTCCAAAGTAAAAGCCATAGCATTACGATCTTTGCCGGCACGGCGATGCCACAAACAAACAAAGTTCTTTTTACCCGCGAAGCGTGCCTGACGCACGGCCCTTTGGTAACTACGCGGGCGAAATATTTCCCTGACGATCGCCATACATTATCTTTGGTTTAATAACATTGCTAGTTAATGTTATTACAACACGAATGGAAATTGTTTCACCGCACCCACACCTGGCGGTTGTTATCTCATTGGTATTTGAGATTTCTATAACAGGAGGCGGGATGTGCTGCCAATGCTGCGCAAGCCATTGCTCTAGCAATGCAGCTTTCTTGAAACATATACTTTGGACAATGGTTGTTAGAATATCAGCCATGCTTTGCCTTAAAGGCTTGTACTAAAGCTTTTTCAACATATGGAAATGCCCATGGCATAGCATCGTCAGCAACAAAAACTTTTGCTTTGTGACAATTATCTTCACACTTAGCATATACTTCATAAACAAGAGTATCAAATGGAGGCTTATGAAAAAAATATCCTTCTGGTTTCATATAGCTACCGAATATTTCAAGGTTCATCTTTAAAAAGCTCCGCTATAACATGAGGTGGCATTTTCCCATTACGCATTTTAAAAACTTGTGGCTCCATTTCCACAATCTCACCTTCCGCAGGCTCCAAATGCCCGGAGGGCATGAAATGCGGAAGACTCAATTGCTCTGGTGAAGCCACAAGCTCCGACGCTGCAGGATCGCCATTTAACGTTGGTTCGTTATTAAGCCGGCTTTCTAATTCCGGCGCATGGTCACCTCCTATGACTAATTCTAGAACGCCAGTCACAGGATCAATGCGTAACGCCACCTGCGGTGTTTTAACTTTATCTTGTTCCTGAACGTAAGTCCCGGCCACTTTCATTACTTTGTCAATTGCACCCTGGCG